ATTCGTTCGGTGCTCTTCTTCTTGGACGGTTTGAGGTTGCCGGCGGCGTCCATCTCCACCGCGACGTTCGAGGCCATCCAGCGCAATACCGGATGCCCGCCGTGGCGGAGCCGGCCCGAGACGACGAGCTTCTCCAGCTCCTTGGCGGGTGAGGTCATGTCCTTATACCCCTGCCCGAAGTTGACGACCTCGAAGCCGTCGCCCTGAAGCTGCGTGGAGAGCTGCGTCGCGTTCCACGGGTCTACGGCGATTTCCCGGACCTGGAAGATGCGGCCCAGCTCGTTGATCCGCGTCCGGACCACGTCGTAGTCCACGACGTTGCCCGGCGTCATCTCGATCAGACCCTGCCTTGCCCACGTGACGTAAGGCACCCGGTCGCGCTTCTCACGCTTGTGGGCGTTGTCGCCGGGTATCCAGAACCGGGGCACGAGCGTCACCGCGCCCTCGGGATCGAGGAAGACCAGCACCAAGGCGCTGACATCGGTTGTCGTAGACAAATCCAATCCCGCGTAGCACTCCCGGCCCCGAAGCGCCGCCTCGTCGACCGGCGACCCCCCGCAGGCGTCCCACTGCTCCACCGAGAGCCAGCGAACGTCCTGCGCCGTGCGCATGTTGAGGTGCAGCCGCTTGAAGGTGTTCTCATAGGTCGGCGTCTCCCGGGCCCGGCGGCATTCGCGCTGGAGGTACTCGACGCTGACCGACACGCCCAGGTTGGGGTTCACCTCCGCCCACACCTCGGGATCAATCCAGTCCGCGTCGGGCGGGGCCTCATAGATGACCGGCAGGAAGGCGGGGTCATCGATGATCCCGTCGCGCACCTTGCAGGCGTACTCGTGCTTCTCGTTGCAGATGCTCTCCCGGTCGAAGTCGGCGGTGGTGATGTGGATGAGCAGCGGCTGCCGCCGGGCCCCGGTCGAGGTCGTCAGCACATCCACCAGCTCGCGGTTGGGCTGGGCGTGCAGTTCGTCGATGATCACGCCGTGGGCGTTGACCCCGTGCTTGGAGTAGGCCTCGGCGGATACAACTTTCAGAACGCTGCCCGTCGCAGGCGCGAGGATCGCGTTGGTATAGGCCCGCCCGCGACCGGCCAGCTCGGGCTCCGCCGCCACCATCGTCTTGGCCGCGTTGAACACCAGCCGGGCCTGTTCCCGATCGGCGGCGGCGCAGTAGACCTGGGCCCCGGGCTCACCGTCGGCGAAGGTAAGCAGGTTGCCCAGCCCTCCGGCCAGCTCCGACTTGCCGTTCTTCCGCGGCACGAAGATGAACGCCTCGCGGTAGCGCCGCGTGCCGTCCGGGCGCTTCCAGCCGAAGAGGTTCCCGACAATCGCCTGCTGCCAGCGTTCGAGCATGAACGGCCGCCCCATCCACTCCCCGGCGGTGAACGTCAAGCACTCGTGGAAGAAGTCGATGGCCCGCTTGGCGCGGCGGGGGTCGAAGGTGCAGTCGCCGGACGTGGCGAACGGATCGTAGCCGGGGATCAGGCGATAGACGTCGCTCCTCGTCCGTCTAGCCGGCCTGGAAGAAGCGCGCCTTGCCACAAGCGGCCTCCTGCGGCTGGGGCGCAACCTGGATGCGGGCTCGGGCCGACGGGGTCATCCCGAACTCCTGCTCGAGGCGGGTCAGTTGCTGGGCCAGCTTGTTGGCGATCGCCACCTGGGGCCACTGCACGAAGCACTTCACGTTCCCGTCGTCATTCCGGAGTGGGTACATCTCGCCCTTCTCCTGGATGAACGTCTCCATCTTCCGCCAGCGCACCCACAGGCGGCAGTAGCGGGCCAGGGCGTTGCCATCGATGCGGGTAAGCACGCCCATTCCCTCCAGCATGGGCACCAGCTCGTCCCACGCCTTGCGGGCGTCGTCGTCGAGCCAGTCCGGCGGATCGGGCGTGCCCGCCGGGCCGTGGACCTCGGCGGCCTCCCGCTTGCGGGTCGCCCGGCGGCTGCCGCGTAATTTCAGGATGGGTGTCGGCGTCGGGGCCGGACCGCGTCGTCCCATGGGTTTTCACCTCGAATCAGTACGCCGCTCAGGGGGCGCAACACACGCCGCGTCTCACGCTCGTTTGCGAGCGCCGACCGCGTTTCCGATAGCGCCAGGGCGGTTTTCATGCGGATACCCCCCTATGGCAAAACCGGGGATTTTTCGTGCGCCGGTGGTCCGTGGTACCCCGAACTGCCCCCGAACATACCGGAGCCGGGCCCGGTCGGGTGCCCGAACCCGCCGTCGCACTGCACCGTCTTCCGCGAGTGGCACGACGCGCACAATGTCTGGAGGTTCGACTCGTCATGCGTGCCACCGCGTGACAGCGGAACGATGTGGTCGACGACCTCGCCGGGCACCGGCCGGCCGCGGTGGGTGCCGAACGGGTCCGCGCAGAGCGGGTGAGCCTGCAGATACGATCGACGCACGCGGCACCAGCGCTTGGTGTACCCACGGGCGTGTGGCGAGCCACGATGGGCGTGCGTCTTCACGCTGCCCGGTTGTGCGCTGCAATGCCTTGGTGCTGCGTAGGGCATTGGACGTTCCCTGGTTGCACATCGGCCTGCGCTTCGACTCAGCATCGAGCCTACCGGCCGTCACCTCTATCGTAGCGCCACACGTCGTCGGCTGTTCCAACCGTTGGAAGCAGCCCATGTCGGACGATCGATTATTCATTCCTGCACCAGACGGAAGCGGTAGCCGCAGTCCTCGTCCAGGCAGCGAACCCACGACAGCGTGCTGCCGTCGCCCTGGTCGCGCTGCGAGCGGTACTTGCGGAGCCGCACGCCGCCGCATGCGGGACATCGCGGCCGTTCGACGGTGACGGTGGTCAGCCGTCGCCTGCCTGTCTGCGTGCGGACACGCACAGGCAGGCCGTTCGGTTCAGCTTCATGGGTCGATTCGGTCACGCCGCGCTCCGTCCGGCCGTGCCTGACGGCAGGCAGGTGTCGCCGGATGACATGGGAAACATGCAGAATTCCCCGGAATTTAGCGGGTTTTTCGCTTGATGTGCTCGCGGCGAGTTGCCCTCATGGGGTCGTGAACGATGCCGCGTCGCGGGGACGCGGCGGGACCTTGCCAAGGAGACAACGACATGAAGAAGAACCAGGTGCAGGTTGGCGGCGCCTATGTCGCCAAGGTCAGTGGGCAGCTCGCGCAGGTGCGAATCGACCGGGAGAACCCGCACGGCGGATGGGACGCGACCAACCTCGCAACCCGCCGCAAGGTTCGCATCAAGTGCGCTCAGCGCCTGCGGCGGGCGGTAGCGGCCAAGAGCAACGCGGCGGCCGTACCCAGGATGCCGGTCGCCACGAACGACGCGCCGCCGCGGAACGTCGACGAGCGGCTCGCCGCCGCTCCGCCGAGCATCGTGCCGTACGAGGTTCGGCGGGCACGCGCCGAGGCGGCGCAGCCTCCCGCCGAGGCCGACCCGCCGGCCGACCCGTCGCGCTGTGCAACGCAGCGCTGCAAGGCCACGCCGGTCATGACCTACCTCGGCCGGCCGCTCTGCTCGGCCTGCTGGGCCCGGCAGTGCGCCGAAGACGAACAGTCCAGCGCGAGCAAAACCACGGGCGAGGCGTCTCGCCCGGACGAAGACCAGGAACCCATTCAAGAGGAGAACGAGATGTCCAAGAAAAAGTCCACGAAGAAGCAGTCCACCAAGAAGCAGACCAAGGCCCAGCCTGTTGCGGCGAAGGCGAACGGCGCGAAGAAGGCCGGCAAGCCGAAGGCGACGGCGAAGGCGAGGGCGACGACCGACAAGAAGCCCAAGCGGGTCAGCGCCCTGGACGCCGCGGCCCAGGTCCTGGTCAAGGCCGGCAAGCCGATGCGGGCCCAGGAACTCATCGCCGCGATGGCCGAGGCGGGCCTGTGGACCAGCCCCGGCGGCAAGACGCCGCACGCCACGCTCTACGCCGCCATGATGCGCGAGGCCCGCGACAAGGGCCGCGACTCTCGCTTCAAGAAGGTCGACCGCGGAATGTTCGCGATCAGCAAGGAGGGGAAGTGATGACCCTGAAGCGAGGTCTACCGGAAGGCAGCCGGGTCCGCGCGTGCCCAGGCTGCGACGAAGCGGATGCCGGGCGGCTGGTCCAGATCGC